AAGATTGATTCTTATAAAGAAGATGCCCCACCAACCATTATTAAGAATATTCGAAAGATACGAGATAGTCTGTATTCGATTCCAGTTGGCAGAACGGATCTTATTCCAAAAGGCTACGAAATAGTCGATAAGCGACTAGAAGTTCCAGCAGACTTTCCTGAGTTTCGATTTGATCTTCGACCTAGCCAACAGGAAGTCTACGATAAGATCGATGGAAATGCTGTAATCAATGCTTTTGTATCGTGGGGAAAGACTTTTACTGCTCTTGCTATTGCAGCTAAACTTTCTCAGAAGACTTTGATTGTTACTCATACAATTGCACTTCGTTCGCAGTGGGAAGCTGAGATTAAAAAAGTCTTTGGCATTACACCTGGAGTAATTGGAAGTGGAATGTTTAACATTGAGCCTTCTATAGTTGTAGGTAACGTACAGACACTTTATAAGAAGCGTGGAGAGATCGAAAAGACTTTTGGAACGCTAATTGTAGATGAGTGTCACCACATTCCTGCAAACACTTTTAGCCGACTGGTAGATGCTAGTTATGCTAAATATAAGATTGGATTAACTGGAACTGTTGAGAGAAAGGATGGAAGGCACGTACTTCTTCCTGACTACTTTGGAACAACCAAGTTCACGCCTCCGCGTGAAAATTACATGGTTCCGACAGTTGATGTAATTCAATCAAAAGTGCGATTCATGGATGGAGCTAAAATTCCTTGGGCACTTCGAGTAAATGATCTTGTAGCCCAGGATAGCTATGGAGAGCTAATCGCACTTCTTGCAGCAGCTTATCGAAAACAAGGTCATAAAGTTCTTTTGCTTTCTGATCGAGTTTACTTTCTCAAGCGGATTGCTGCAACACTCGGTGATCACTGCGAGATTATTACCGGAGAAAATAGTACAGAAGATAGAGAAGCAAAGATTCGCAAAATCAATGCTGGAGAAGTAGACATTCTTCTTGGAACACAAAGTATCTTTTCCGAAGGTATTAGTGTGAATCCACTAAGCTGTCTTATTCTTGCATCTCCTGTAAACAATACTCCGCTACTTACCCAGCTTATTGGCCGAGTAGTACGAGAATATCCAAATAAGAAGTCTCCAGTGATTGTCGATATTAACCTGAAAGGTAAGACAGCAGAAAAACAAGCTCAGTTTCGTCTCGGACACTATATCAAGGAAGGATATCAGGTAAACTTTATACCTGTCTGAAAAATTGTTCTTGACTTTTTTTGCTCAATACGGTATAATATCTTTTTTGGGAGCACTTCTAAATGATTTTTTTCGATTGGCCTACAGTATATGTACAGTCCGAAGGACTACCTAATAATATTCTGAATATTATTTCGTACATTACTTTTAAGCCTCTTCCTAAGAATCACTATGATGCTCACATTAAAAAGATGGCAGCAGTAAACTGGAAGGGCCATTCTTTTCTTCTTAATCCGAAAAAGATTATTACGGCAAGAGAAACTTATCCAGCCGAGAAACTTGCAGAATATGTGGCGCTAGCAAGTTTCCGTAATTATAATCAATATAAAGTCGCAAAACAAACTACTCTGTCGGTATATGAATGTCCTATATCGCTGGAGTCAATTGAAAACAATAAACTACTTTCCATACAGAACGATCAAATATACTTTTGTTGGGAAGAAGTTCTTCACTAGGAAAAAACAATGGGTATTAAATTTACGACTTCTTCTGGTTCTGCCAAGAAAAACAATCTTGACCAGTACGCTTACAAAAATGGCGACAACTGTGTTCGTCTGATTGGCGACCTTCTTCCACGCTATATTTACTGGATAAAAGGTGACAAGGATAAGAACATTCCTATGGAGTGTCTGTCTTTTGATCGCGCTTCTGAGCGTTTCACAAACGTAGAAAAGGATTGGGTAAAGGAATACTATCCCGATCTGAAGTGCTCCTGGGCATACTCCATTCAGTGTATCGATCCCGCTGATGGTAAGGTAAAAATCTTCAATCTGAAGAAGAAGCTGATGGATCAAATTCGTGTAGCCGCTGAAGACCTTGGCGATCCTACCGATCCCGAAGCTGGCTGGGAAGTACACTTCAAGCGTGTAAAGAACGGCCCGAATGTTTATAACGTAGAGTACACTCTGCAAACTCTGAAGTGCCAGAAGAGCATTCGCCCTCTGACTGCCGATGAGCGCGCTGCTGTTGAGGCTGCATCTTCGATCGATGAACTTCTTCAGCGTCCGACTGCCGATCAGCAGAAAGAGTACCTTGAGCGTATGATGACTGGTGCAACCGAGTCGAATACCGATGAGTCTATTAGCGACGAATTCGATGTAGAATGAGAATACTATTTTCAGCAGATTGGCATATCAAGCTAGGACAAAAGAACGTGCCCACTAGCTGGGCTCGTTCGAGATACTACTCCTTCTTCGATAAGCTAAAAGAGCTGGAAGAGAATGTAGATTTACATATAATTGGTGGAGATATTTTTGATAGGGTTCCAACTCTTGATGAGTTGGAGCTCTATTTTTCGTTTGTAAAAAGCGCAAAAATTGAGACAATTATATACGATGGCAATCATGAAGCGACAAAGAAGAATAGTAGTTTTTTAACTGTTCTTGCAGATGTAACTTCAAATTTGAATGAGAAAGTAACTGTGATTACTTCTAGCTATGAAGATTCTCGAGGTTTCTCGATTCTTCCATACTGTGAGCTTCATAAGAAAGATTCCATTGAAAAGCTAAATCCATCTCTTCCGTTGTTTACTCATGTAAGAGGAGAAATACCACCACACGTTACGCCAGAAGTTGATCTTGAAAGGTTTAGTAGTTTTCCGATTGTTTTTGCTGGCGACTTACACGCTCACTCAAACTCTCAGAGAAATATTGTTTACCCAGGTAGTCCGATGACTACATCTTTTCATAGATCAAAAGTAAATACAGGCCTTGTACTCATTGATAACTGGAACTGGAGTTGGATTGATCTTGATCTCCCCCAGCTTATTCGAAAGACAGTTACAGACACAAATGAAATGATTCCTGGGATTAAAGACCATATCATCTACGAACTAGAAGGTGATATGCGCGATCTGGCAAAAGTAGCGAATACAGAGCTTCTTGACAAAAAAGTAGTGAAACGAAACATTGAAACTTCTCTCGTACTCGACAAGAGTATGACTCTCGCAGAAGAGCTTGTTGAGTATCTAACCTACATCTTAGAAATTTCAGACGATAAAATACCTAGTATTGTAGGGTTGTTTAATGATTACACTAAAAACATTGAAATGGGATAATTGCTTTTCTTACGGGGAAAACAATGTTCTTGATCTCTCTGAGAATAAGATAACTCAGATTTTAGGCACAAATGGAGTCGGAAAATCCTCTATTCCGCTAATTCTTGAAGAAGTTTTGTTCAACAAAAACTCAAAAGGAATTAAAAAAGCGGATATTCAAAATAGGTTAATCGAAAAAGGATACAATATTGACTTGTCGTTTTCTAAAGATAATGACGAGTATGAAATCAACCTTATTCGGCGTGCTGCTACTATTAAAGTCAAACTGTTTAAAAACGGAGAAGACATTAGTAGCCATACAGCAACAAATACCTATAAGACGATAGAGGACATACTTGGTATTGACTTTAGAACTTTTTCGCAAGTCGTATATCAAAATACCAACTCCAGCCTTAATTTTCTCACAGCTACCGATGCGAATAGAAAAAAGTTTTTGATTGACCTTCTTGGTCTTGAGCAGTATGTTGAACTCTTTGAAGTATTTAAAACTGCTTCAAAAGACGTTGAGCAAGAGTTCTCGAAGCTTGAAGGTAAGATTGTAACCATTGAAAGATGGCTAGAATCCAATAAGTTGTTTGATACAACCCCAAAAGAAATTCAGCCGCTTCCAGCTATTTCTCAATCAGAACAGGAGGAAATGAACCATCTTGCTATTGAACTAAATAACATTTCTACTACGAATAAAGAGATTGCTAAAAATAATCAATTAAAGGATCTTTTACGGCAAATTCCGATTACATCTATTCGAGAGATGCCTGAAGATCAAGTAGAATCCTATGACGTATATCAAGCAGAGCTAGGCGAGATCAAAAACATAGTTGGATCTGCCAAAAAACTCATAGGTAAGATGGAGGATTTAGGTAATGTATGCCCAACTTGTGAGCAGTCAGTATCAGAGCAATTCAAGCTCAATCACATATACAAAGAAAAAGAAAAGATTACTGAACAAGAAGGAAAATACAAAGATATACAGGCGAGAATTAAGGAAATTCAAGAAAAGAATGAGAGGGCTCGCCTAAAGAGTAAGAAATTAAAAGAGTGGGAGGATCTTTATAGATCTATCAAACATGATATGCCCACTAGACTCATTGACGAAGATGAGTTGAAGGAAAAGTTAGCTGCAATTCGAACTCGAATTAAAGATATGGAAAGTTTGATTGCAAAAATTAGCAAAGAGAATAATGACCGCTCTAGCCACAATGCCAAGATTTCTGTAATACAAGAGCAAACTGAGAATTTTAAATCTCAGCTAGCAACTCTTCAGATTGACTATGAAAATTGTAATTCGAAGAGAGCAAATCTTGAAGTGCTTAAAAAAGCATTTAGTACAAACGGTCTTGTAGCTTACAAGATCGAAAACTTGGTAAAAGAACTAGAAGAACTTACTAGCAACTATTTGTCAGAATTGTCAGATGGTAGATTCACTTTGAATTTCACTGTTAGTAACGATAAGCTGAATGTGGAGATTACAGATAACGGAAATGTGATTGATATTCTTGCGCTTTCTTCTGGGGAGTTAGCTCGAGTAAATATTGCAACACTGTTAGGTATTCGAAAGCTCATGAGCAGTCTGTCTTCTAGTAAAATCAACGTATTATTTCTTGACGAAGTAATGAATGTTCTCGATGAGCTAGGAAGAGAGAAGTTAGTAGATGTTCTACTTAACGAAGAGTTGAATACTTATATTGTAAGCCACCAATGGTCTCACCCTCTTTTAAATAAGATTGAGGTTCAAAAAACCCGAGGCATTAGTGGAATCATTACATAATGGTAGATTCAAGAATGAAAGGACAACGCGGAGAATATTTAGTAAGAGACTTGTTGAGGGACGCAACAGGTCTTACATTTGAGAGAGTGCCCAGTTCGGGCGCTCTTTCTTATCTGAAGGGCGATCTCTATGTGCCAGACGCAAAGAATGTTTATTGCATCGAGGTAAAGAACTATGATAGCAGCCCTTTGAATGATAAGATATTTACAAACAAAACAAATTATCTGTCCAACTGGTGGGAAAAGATTGTACAACAGGCGGGACTTAAACTACAAAAGCCACTACTGTTTTTTAAGTACACAAGATCAAAGATTTATGTAGTTACATCAGAAAAGCCAGCGAATACAAAATATATGCACATTTCCTGGCTAGATTGTTATGTAATGCTCGCTGATGAATGGCTCAAACAAGAAACGCTGGAGTTTGTTCGTGATTAAATTTAAAGAAACAATAATGGATAAGAATAGCAATGTTCTTATCGTAGATGCTATGAACTTAGCGTTTCGGTGGAAGCATCAAGGTAAAACAGAGTTTGAAGACGAGTACGTTCGCACAGTTCAAAGTCTAGCCCAATCTTACAAGTGCAGCAATATCATTATCGCTGCAGATCAAGGGAATAGCTACTACCGTAAGTCTATTTGTCCCGAATACAAAGAAAATAGAAAAGAACGATACGAGAACCAGACTGACGAAGAAAAGGAGGAAATGGAGCAGTTCTTTCAAGAGTACGAAAGAACTCTTGAGACTCTCTCCGAAAAGTTTCTTGTTCTTCGATATAAGGGAGTAGAGGCAGACGACTTAGCTGCTTTTGTTGTTAAGTATCGAGAGTCGTTGAATATCGAAGATATTTGGCTAATCTCAAGTGATAGAGACTGGGATCTTCTCGTTAACGACAACGTTTCGAGATTCTCCACAGTGACTAGAAAAGAAACTACAGTGCATAACTGGGATGAGTTCTTTGAATTTCCTCAAGAAGAGTATATCAGCTACAAAGTTCTAATGGGCGATAAAGGAGATAATATCTCTGGAGTGCCAGGAATCGGTCCGAAGCGAGCAACAGATCTAGTCAATCAGTATGGTTCTGCTTTCGACATCTATGATATGCTACCGTTGCAAGGAAAGTATAAGTATATCCAAACCTTGAATGAAAATGCGGAATTATTGCTAAAGAATTATATGCTGATGGATCTACTCAGCTATTGTGAAGAAGCGATAACTTTTCCAAAGCACTCTATTGAAGAGATAGAGACGAAGATAAAGGAATTTTTGAATGAAGTTGAATTATAAGCTAGATTTTCTACTGTCAGATTTTGGGGTAAAGACTCTTCAAGACAGGTATATGATTGCAGGCGAAAACTCGCCTCAAGACGCTTTCGCACGCGCGGCGAGAGCTTTTGCCGACGATGAAGAGCACGCACAGAGACTATACAATTATGCAAGCAATCTTTGGTTTATGTTTAGCACTCCTATTCTTTCAAATGGTGGCACTAGTCGGGGTCTACCAATTAGTTGTTTCCTCAACTACGTTGACGATTCAAGAGAAGGAATCACTGGGCACTACACTGAAAATGCTTTTCTTTCTTCTGTTGGTGGGGGCATTGGTGGGTGTTGGAATGGTGTTCGTTCTGTAGGTAGTAAAACTTCCTCCGGCTCAGAAAGTACAGGAGTAATTCCTTTTCTGAAAGTAGTAGATGCCGAAATGCTTGCATTTTCACAAGGTGTTACTCGTCGAGGAAGCTATGCAGCATATCTGCATATGTCGCATCCAGAGATCGAAGAGTTTCTTGATGTTCGAAAGCCGACTGGTGGAGATATTAATCGCAAATCAACAAATCTTCATCATGCGGTTATTATTCCAGATGCCTTTATGAGTCTTATTGAAAGGGCAACAAAGGAAGAAGGTTTTGATGATTCTTGGCCGTTGATCGATCCACATAGTGGAAAGGTAATAAAGACAGTTCCAGCTAAAACTCTTTGGGTAAAACTTATTCAAAATCGGGTTGAAACTGGTGAACCTTATATGATGTTTGAAGATACGGTAAACGAAGCACTTCCAGAGTGTCAAAAAAATATCGGGCTTCGTGTTCACCACTCAAATCTTTGCAGCGAGATTACTCTTCCAACAAACGAATATCGAACTGCAGTTTGCTGCCTTTCAAGTGTGAATCTTGAAGAGTATGATTCTTGGAAAGACTGTAAAGAGTTCATTCCAGATCTCGTTCGAATGCTAGATAACGTACTTACACACTTTATTGATAGTGCTCCGCCCGAACTTGAAAAAGCAGTATTTAGTGCAATTCGAGAGCGCAGCATCGGTCTTGGAGCGATGGGATTTCATGCATACCTACAAAGAAATAATTTGCCTTTTGAGAGTGCTCTTGCAAAAGGCAGAAATATGGCAATGTTCAAGCATATTAAAGACAGAGCGGTGGAAGCCAGTCGACAACTCGCTGTTGAGCGTGGCGAAGCTCCTGA